TATAGCAGGAACTTCGGTTTCTCGCACAGCAGCCAAATCTGCTGCCATCTGTTGCCGTACAGAATCCGGCATGTTTTGCACTCGAATGCCGTCCGGAACATGTTTTGGGAGTTGAGGCTGGTCTGGTTCTGGGCTACCCACCACAGTAACTCTCTGCGGCTTAATCATTGGATGGCTTACTTCTTTCATTTTGCTCGACCCTGGCTCATCTGTTTGACTGGGGCATCCAATCGCGCAAATAAAGCCAAAAAGAACTGGCTGCAAACCGCAGCCAGCTTGCTAACCGATATTTACAGTTATTAGATCATTGGTTCAAAAGATCGTCAAAGACCTTTCCTAAACGAGCAAGTCCGCGAGCATCTAGGCTGCCCCGTCGGCCAACGTCTGCCGTGCGCTCTACTGCGTCCTCAATTGAAGGCGCCCCAACAGATGCATTTTGGGTTGGATTTCCGTTCATAAATGTGTGACAGAACTCTGCCCAAACACTGACGTTTTCCATGCGAATGTAGTCGTTGGACTGAAAAGTGCTAGACTTGCTTTCGATCCAGCAGTTTTCGTAAATGGTTGTTACCATACCGTCATTACCCGCCACATCAAAATCATCAGTTAAGTTGCCAGCCGGTACATTACTGAAATCATAAATGTAGATGTCGAATGGGATGCGCTGAGACTGGATATTGATGAAACCACGGGCCATGGCTTCCGTGATTGATTTGCGATCAAAGTGAACGCGTTCGATACGCAGCTGAAATTCGGTTGGCGCGTTCGGAACGATCTCAATAACGCCGTCAGTTCCTACCTCACCAATACGACGCAGAGGCCGCCGCTGATCCATGTTTAGGGTTTGAATGGCGCCAATAGATTGCCCGTCTACCTTAACGATAACTTGAGTGCTTAGACCAGTCGCCGTGGCTGCTGCGCTACTAGTTCCTGTGTACAAATATGCCATTTAGGGCTCCCGGGCGCTATGCACCCACACAAAACTATTTGATTTAATAGAGGAAATAGGCATAGCCGATTAGGCAGTTTATGAGCGAGTGGTTGGCCTACTCAAGCTCGACTGTTTTCTCCCTCTCTTCCGTCTATTATACCGTCAATTTATCAGATTGAAAACTCAATATCCACAGAAATCCAGTTGATTGGAGAAACTACGAAAGCTCGCATAGCAATGTCTATCTGTCTTGGTTCAACAGAGTTTCTTGATACAGACAAGTCTGAGTAGCCCGTAAGCAGCTGTACGGAGATAAACGCTCGCATGAGTTTATCAACCGCGCCTGAAATTTCAGCAATGGCAGTGGGGCTGTTTACGCGTCCAATAAACGGACGCAACGAAGTGCGTAGCGCACGTACAACAGCATCACGAACACCCATTATGGAGATTTCTTCATCTTCTCCAGCTCCCGAGGCCGCAGTTGTCAGTCCGTGGATTACGCGTCCACCGCCTTGAACTGGCTCAACCAAACAAACACCAGCATCAAGCAAGCTGTTAACTACCAGCGGGCGGTAGTTGCGGTCACGAGGAATCGTGAAGCCCGTCAACGTCTTGTTGGTTGCAGGCTCAGCAATATAACTCTGTCCTGCGATAAAACCAGCCATTGGGGCAGCCAAGAAATAGCCGCTCAGAGTGGTGTTTGTTCCGGCGATGTTACGAACGATTTGATCTGGGCCCATATATATCGCACGATTTGTGTCGCCGTAGGCAGCCTCTACACTGTAGTTGGCTAGATCTTCAACGTCGCCACCCAAAACTTCAGCTGCGTCATCACCCTGAATTCCTTCAAGAACTCCAAGATCTTCTACGGCAGCATCAGAAACGCCCAACAGATTGTTTGGCGTCAGACCATTGATTGCGCCGATGACAAGCATGCGTTCTTTAGCATTGATCAGGTTGCTCATTTCAATGACGTGAGCCTTTCCTGCAGCAAATACGTTAGAAATTGTCTGTGTGGGCAGAGGTACGATGTACTGAGCGTCTACCGTTTCAGCCGCCTCATAAGCAGCAGACCAATTTGTATCAAAGAAATCTGCGTCATCCGTATCGATATACGATACCCGCAAACCTTTACCCGAAGTAAGGAAAGCAGAAACCACATCATCGGTCAGGCAAACATAAGAACCGGTATCTGCTGGATCTATAAACTCCCAGCGCAAATCAGTGCCAGACGCACCCACACCAGAAGCCAAAGAGATTTGGGCTAGGGTTTGATCACCATAACCATCACCAATTTCTACCAGGTTATAGACGCTCATGTTCCCGCTGTTATCAAAAACAACCAGCTGCTTATCCAGATCAGATTCGCCAGCGTCAACGTTGTTTATGCTAAAGCTGACTGTCTCTGAAGTGAAGTAGGTGTTTCCGCCCAGGCTATAGATGTAGCCGTCCACTCCGTCCTGTTCCACCTGAGGAGCAGATATTACAGTATAGGAGTTGGTGAATGGGCCAGCTACGAAACCAGAATAGGCGGCAGACAGCGTATTCCAGCTCGAATTATAGAAATCTTCTTTGTCAAGAACAAGCTGTTCTTCTGTACCATCGGGATCTACAACGAAAATCAGGATTGTGGTATCAGTATCTGGTACCGCTCCAACACTGAGGGGAAAGATAGTATCTGGAATCTCGGTATCACCAGTTGCACCTTCCGTAGCAACTGACAGAGGATTGTCAGCTACCAACACCGTTTCTGAGGTGCGACGTGGAACAGCTGGTTTTGCCTGAACTGCAATTACAGCAGGCGCACCATTTTCAAAAGCCATCATCGCACCCAAAGAAAGGGTGTTGGTGGCACTGGCTGTACCGTGTTTGGCAAACAGGTCAGTTGGCGAAAGGAACAGCTCTGGATCATTCAAGAACGTGGACGGAATATAGCGGGCTTCCAGTTCATCGCCTTTCTGAAGCACACCAGACCGAACTTCAATAACAAAACGGTCACCAACTCGGAAAGGAGCGGTACCTTCGCTAATAGCGAACGACAAAATGTCATTTGATACAACAACTCCGTTGGATTTCCAGACAATTACAGCACCATTGGCATCTTTAATGGCACCAGAAACTGAACCAGTTACGCTAAAACGAGCCTCTCCTGGGATCGGAATATTAAAAGCATCCAGGATGACGCTGGTGCAACGAACTGTCCAGGTTTCGGCTGGAGCATTTGTGTCTACTAGCGAATCTTCGTCTATCACTAGCTCGCCATTGCCAACACGGCCCGTTACAATGCGATAAAACTGGGTTTCGCCTGAATCTCCGCCAAAATCCCGCAGATATGAGCGCTGTAGCTCAAGACGGCCTGTTTCCGGATCCACACGAGCATCATAACGAGCGTCAAAAGGATCAGAATCAATCGGCTCTTCTAAAACCGTTAGCGGAATGCCGTTTTTCAGCACTTCGGTTCGGTTTTCTACCAAACCAAGCTGACTAAACTGAAAGTGACGTCCATCGGGAGAGTCGGTGCCGGAATAGTCGGAGTTTACGCCGTCAAGCCCACCGCCCTGAGCTGAGCTGACCAGCAACTCTTCGGTAAGACCCTCGCCAATCACCAGGGGAAGTCTGGTCCCGCCGTTTACATTGGTGGCTGACTGGCGGATTCGCTGATTTACCACAACCTGAGGGCGGATGCGGGTATTGATGCCTTTGATTACGTTCGCCATCTAAGCTCTCCGAAGGTATAACGGGCTACTTGGCAACTGATTTCAATTAGTTGCCAAACAAAGCTCTCTGTAAGTAGCATTTAACGTTATTAGCAGTTTCATTCCAGTAAGATTTTTGCCTCTTCTGAAGGAGGAGGGTCGTCCAGATCGATATCGAACGAAAAACACACCGAAATTCGGTCGATTAGGTTTGATATTGGTATGGTTCTTCTCCATTCTGAATAGGTTTCTACTGTGATCGATATTACATACAATGGATCGTTTGAACCATAGGTCTCTGTCTGCTCGCCCCCCGACCTTACTGTTTTAATAAAAAGTCCGTTCTGCTGAAGCGTGTCCCTAAAAGTGCTTTGCAAAGAAATCATGACCACATCTGCAATTTCGCAGGTGTCAACAAGGCTTTTTGACGTTATTTTTATTTCAAAAGTACTTTCCCAGGCC